ACAGCGCATGGTAATGATTTAACTGTACCATCAAAAACAAAAAAGCCACCAGATTCACCCATCCAATAAACTGCACCATTAACATACTTCATAGCATGTTGACCTATACATCCACAATTAGAACCCACTTGTCTTATTGAAAAAGTAAATGGTGGACCTACAAATTGCATTACGTAGGCAGCGTTGTCTGTTAAAATTAATGTATAATCTTTACCTTTAACAGCTCCAACAATTTTTGTTCCAGAATCTAATCTAAATGTACCAGCAGTATTTACTGATGTAGGTGTATAGTCACTTATATTTTCTTGATCTGAAAATCTAATAAATAGTTTGTCTTGTGTTCCCGTGTCACCTATAGTCGTTTCAGTTCCTAACATTATAAGATGTCTATCTCTATCAGAAACTAAAGACATTACAGATGCAGTTGGTGCATTTGAAATAGCTGTGGCTCTTGTGTTTAAAGCGTTAGAATTTGAGTTGATTGGATTCCATTCAAATGATTGTCCGTTTTTAATTGTTGCAATTAATTTTTGTCCAAAATTATCTAATGACCAAGAAGCAGGGTCTATTGTTAAAGTTTGTGAAAGAGATGCAACGCCCCATCCTGTAAATGCTTCAACTCCTGCTCCACTTGAGTGTGCAGATCTAGTTCCTGCTACATCTCTGGTAATACCAGTTAGATCATTAGATGAAATTCCTGTATATGAAATAAATTCTGCACCGACTTTAATTGTTCCTGCTGATGGAAATCCTGTAGTAGATGCTAGTGAAATTGAAGTTCCTGATCCTCCAGTTCCCGCAGTGTCATCTAGCAAAGCACCATTTAATGTGCTAAAAACTTGTTGGCCGCCACCCCATAATCCTGTACCCCAACCAAAGCCATAAGTAAAACCTAAAGCTCCAGGTTTTATGTAAGGTGTAACTGTGGATGATCCAGAGCCGTTGACCGTGGTTCCTGCTGCACTTGCCATAGTTACAGTAAATGAATCACTGTCTGGCACAGTAACTACTTGAAAAGGTTTTGTTGTGAAATCAGATGCAACGTATCCTGCTCCAGTTGGCGGTGTTACAGAACTAAATAAAAAAATATCTCCTGGCTCTAAGGCATGAGCTGCCTTATTAACTGTTACTGTAGCAGAAGTATTTACAGTATCAAAAGTACAACCAGTTAACGCAGTTCCTAAAGGGGTAATATCAAAAAAGGCTCCTTCATAATAAACTACTAATAATTTATTAGTGCCGATAGCTGCATATCTTCTACCATCTAAATCAGCCCAAACGAATTGTTCTCTCGCAGCTCCAATTAAAGTTGATTCAAGTATTTGCTCCCAACCACCAATTTTTTCAGGCAACCCATATCTAAACCTAACAAAGTCTCCATCAGTCCATTGACCTTGTGCTCCTGTTTGAGAGACTTGTTTATTAAATCCTGGGGCAATATCTACTTTTGTTAAAGGCATGCAATATTATAGCATGCTTATTATGATGTCTCCACATCTTGCTCTTTTGTTTCTAAATTTCTAACTTCTTGTTTAAAATTTATTTGAAAATCAGCAACTATTTTAACAAGATTATTACCAAAATGTCTTAATCCTTCAGGAGTTAATTTTAGTAAACCCCTTTCATTAATTATTTTCTTTTCTTGCTCTGTAAATATTATTTCTGCTGATCCGTCTTTTTCATATTGTTTTATTTGCATTATATCTCCAAGTTTTTATCTAAACCAAATTGTTTTCTTTTATCTAACACCCATTCTTTATTGGGACCATTTTTATCAACATAATGAAGAAAAGTTTGAATGCTATAATCTCCTTTAAATTCTTCTCTCCAATGTTCATATTCACAACCAAGGTATATAACACCATCACCGGGTTCACAAATAAATTTTTTATTATTTATAAATATTGGCCATTTTGTGCCATCTGATCCTATATTAACGGTAACACTTATTTCACATGATGGTCTATCTTTATGTTTTTTAAGATCAGCAAATTTCGTGTAGCATCTCCAAAATGAATAAGTAGGGGAAAGTTTTAATCCTGTTTCTTTTTCCATAAAATCTCTTTTTTTTAACATTAAAGATTCAGTCATAGGGTCACCATAAAACATGGTATCTCTATTATCACTCTGATCCTCATCAAAACTATTAAAATTATTTCTATGTTTCATAATACAGTAATTTTTCATTAAATTTTTTTCATCTTCTGAAATAAAATTTTTAATTAATTTATATTTAAAATTTTTTATAGTGCCCATGTAACTAATGAATACCTTGTTCCTTTTGTAACTGTTGTAACCTCATGTGGATATAAATAATTACTAGGCCATATTACTAATCTATTTGGTTTATTTTCTATTTTAATATCACCCGTACCTAATTTAAAAATAAGTTCGCCACCTTCATAATCATTATTTAAAAAATAAATAAAACTTAAGGTTCTAGGTATATCTGTAAAATGATCGACATGCTTTCTATAAAAACCACCTTTTTCATATTTTAAGAGTTGTAAAGGCTCAAAGCATCTAATTTGAACTTCATCTATAGTAGAAGCATAATTCAAAAATGCTTTATTTAAAAATTTTAATAAATAATTGTGCCAATGGACATCAGATAAAGATTCATTTGTTGTTGTAAGACCATATGAATGAGTATTTCTTATTTTTGTATTAACATGATTTTTTCCACCAACTGTGGCTCTCTCAAAATTAATTGTGTTAATAAACTTTAAAAAATTACAAAGAGTTTTAATATTTATACAATTATCATGTACTTGTATGTAATCTTTTACTTCCATGATTTTTTGTGCCAAAATTTATTTTTATAATTATTTAAAACTACAAAAGGATACCATAATTTTTTCTTGTTAAATTGTTGTGTATTTTGTTTAACAATTTTCATTTTCCA